TCACCAAAATTCTATCACTAGTGCTTTGTAGTATAGAAGTCATCTCCATTAATGAGAACATAAAAGCAGTAAAAGGCCTTGACATATGGGCAAGTTTTAAGCAGTTACTACAGCGTTCAAAAGAAATAAAAAACGATATAGATGGAGTTAGATATAACAAAGATAATACAACACCGATTATCTAAGGATCAATACGTAGATGAGCTTACTGACAAAAAGCAGATATACCTACACCATACAGCAGGAGGACCTGATGCAGTATCCGTAGCTAAGTACTTTAACAATAAGGTAGGCAAGGTAGCAACAGCTTTTATCATTGGTAATAGGGGTACTATAGTGCAATGCTTTAGCTCTAAAAATTGGGCTTACCACCTAGGCCTTAAACAAGAGATATTTACTGAGTCAGGGATACCATATAAGAGCTTAGATAAGATATCGGTAGGGATAGAGATATGCAACTATGGCCCATTAACTAAAAAGAATGGTTACTACTATAACTATGTAGGTGGTAAAGTAGATTACACTCAGCTAACTATCTTAGATAAACCATACAAAGGGCACATCTATTGGCAAATGTATACAGATGCACAAATAGAGTCTACCCGGCAGCTTCTAGTATATCTTTGTGATCAGTATAACATCCCTAGAGATTACTTTGCTACCATCTTTGATATAGACAAACGTGCTTTGAAAGGAGAAAGTGGTATATTTACCCACAATTCAGTGAGAAAGGATAAGAGTGATATCTATCCCTGCCCTAGAATGATACAAATGTTACAGAACTTATGAGACACTTACTACCACTTTTAATACTATCCCTACTATTTAGCTGTTCAGACGCTAAGAAAGCACAATACCACTATAAGAAGGCTGTTAAGTTTGGTCTAGAGTTAGTGGAGGATAGTGACACGATTAGAATTATCTCAGTAGATAGCTTTGCAGTGATACGTAATGATACGATTAGATACGAAAAGATAATAACTACAAAAGATACTATCATTAATTTTAAGAATGTTTATGTGCCTAAGACCAGGTGGCAAACTAAAATTGAATATAGGTACAAAACACAAATCTTAAAGCAGGATGTACTTAAGTATAAGTACATATACAAAACTGAAAAAAAGCAAAAAGCAAAAACTAATTGGATGCTCTTACTATGGGGCTTTATAATAGGAGTACTCCTGTCTTTCGTTACTAGACTTTTACTTAAACTATACCTCCCCTTTTAATGATAAGAAAAAGATTGTTTTTTGACATTGAGACAAGTTTTAATGTTGGAATATTTTGGCGAAGTGGTTATAACTTAAACATTAATCCTGGAGACATTATACACGAGAGAGCCATCATATGCATATGCTATAAATGGGAAGGTCAAGACGAGGTACATAGTTTAGAATGGGACTCAAAGCAATCGGATAAGGCAATGCTTAAAAAGTTCTTAAAAGTTATGGCTCAAGCAAACGAAATTGTAGCTCACAATGGCGATAGGTTTGATATGAAATGGATTAGAACTAGGTGCTTATTTCACAATTTAGGAATGCCTCCAATACATAATACAATTGATACTCTTAAAGAGGCTAAGAGATATTTTAATTTTAACTCTAATAAACTTGACTACATAGCTAAATTTTTAGGTGTAGGTGCTAAGATGGACACAGGTGGCCTTGATTTGTGGAAAGACATCGTATTTAAAAAATCACCTGAGGCAATGGCTAAGATGGTGGCTTATTGTAAGATGGATGTGACAGTACTAGAAAGTGTCTTTGATAAGCTTAATTCATACACACAATCAAAGGTTAATTATGCTGTATTAACAGGAGGTGATAAATTTGATTGCCCTCAATGTGGTACTACTAACATACGTTATAATAAGAAAGTCACTACCTCAGCAGGTACAATTCACCATTGGTTAATATGTAACCCTTGTAACAAATATTTTAAAGTGAATAATAAAACTTATGAAGATTGGGTAAAGTATAGGATAATAAAGAAAAATATTTCGTAAGTTTGCACCAGGTTAATGTGATCAATATATTAGCTCATAGCCCCCTATATCTTTGGTTAGTTTGGTAGGGGGTTATTTTTTTGCACAATAAACTGAGTAGGTTTAGTAAGCAATTCTGCCAAGATTTGTGACGGTTATAGCCAACATAATAGCTAGAATGGTGGCATAATGTAAGATATAGCTAACATATTACCTACTTTTTGTAAAGTATATTTAAGGTTATATCCTGCTATACCCTGATTTTTCTGCAGTTTTTTCAGTCTATTACCTTATTTTCTTATGTTCAAATTATTGCATTTTCTATACATGATAGGTTTATATGTTCACATTCCTTATTTAGAATGATTATTGATAACGATAAAGTTGTATACAATTAAATGTTTGTTCGTATATTTGAAAATAATTATTTACTAACCAATTAAAACTAACCAATGACAACAGAACAAATGAAAGCTACTATTCTCCTCTATTCAATAGAGTTGAGAGATGAGTACAATGAAATGGTAGGAGCATTCGGGCATACAGATCCTGCAGCTCAACGATTACAAACCAAGTATGCAACCCTTTTAGTATTAATCGAAAAATTAGGCTTAGATGAAAATTATTGATTTTATCCAGGGCTTAGCAGCCTTGACACTATTTTTAGTAGGAATGTATATATCCTGTGCACTATGAGCTACGAGATAGATTACTTAAAAAAAGGCTACATCAATGTATGGTGGGCCTCTGAAGATGGAGGTATTATTTACACTGCTGAGTTTAGATGCTACTTTGTTGAGGAGGGCGTTTACGAGGCACTGTTAGTTGATAGTTATCAAAGAGGTAAAAATTACATCATCTTCACACCCTTGACTAGCAGAGAGCTAGAAGAGACAACCCAACTTGTAGAAGAGTGGGCTTACAATAACCCTGAATGTATCTAAATATGGAAACTAACGAAAACACATTTATACCTACCACTTTTAGCCTTAAGCGAAAGATGCAATGGTGGAGAGATCAAAGCTGTGATGGTGATAAAGGTGGAAGCTTCAACCTGGAGCTTTACCTTGACTACTTAAGTGAGCAAGACTTTAACGAAATAAAACAAGAGAAATGAACCAGCATAGGATAATGAGAATAATAAAGCTTATGCAGTTTTTACAAGTTAAGCCTAGGCCCATTAACTCAATGTCTAGATACTTAGGCATAAGCAGTAGATCAGTTTACCGGTACTTAAAGATGTATGAAGAGATAGGTTATAAATTAGAAAAGGATAATAACAAATACTACATAAAATGAAAAGATATAAAGTTACTTACAACTATTTTGAGGGTGGTAAGAAAATGGTAGGCACCAGGATCTTAGAGGCACTAGACAAAGAGCACGCTTTGCAACTTATGGCCATGTGGCCTAGACTAATACTTAAGGTAGAGACAGTATGATAAAACAGCAGATTATAGATCTATATCCTAACCACAGCAGTAAGTACATAGCTGAGCTTCTAGGTGTAACCATAAGCAAAGTATACAATACTGCATGGGGTGCTAAGGTAAAGAAATCAGCTGAGTATATGCTTACACCTGAAAGTGGTAGGATTATAGAGCCATCTGTAGCTAATCAATTTAAGCCAGGGCACACCCCACATAATAAGGGGAAGCAGTTAAATGCAGAGATATATGAGAAGGTAGCACCCACAATGTTTAAGAAAGGTAATAAGCCTCATAACACTAAGCCTAATGGAACCATTAACATAAGAGCTGATAAGACAGGTAGATTATACCAATATATCAAAATTAAAGATTGCCAATGGGAACTACTGCAGAGGCACGTATGGACTCAGGCAAATGGGGAGATACCTTCAGGATCTGTAATCATATTTTTAGATGGTAACTATTTGAACTGTGAACTAACCAACCTACAAGTAATAACTAGAAAAGAGAATATGGCTCGTAATACTATACAAAGATATCCTGCTGAGCTACAGGAAGTAATGAAACTAACAAGTAAACTAAAACGTAAAACAAATGGCAAACAACAAACTAAGTGATCTAAGAGATCACATCTTTATGGCACTAGAAAGATTATCTGATGAGGATATGACAAATGAGAAAATACAGCAGGAAGTCGAAAAGGCTAAGGCAATAGCTCAACTGAGCTCATCTATTATAGCCAGTGCAAAAATAGAAATTGATTATATCAATGCAGTGGGATTAGTGGATAGTCAAAGTGAGCTGTTCAAATCAGTTAATCCTAAACTACTAACATGACCAGACTAGAAGAGGTCCAGGCTATCATAGATAAGCACGATCTAAAACAAAAAAGCAGGTATATGTATGTACTTTACAAAAGGTATTACCTCTATAAGGTGCTCAAAAGGGATGGCATGACACTATCTCAGATTGGTAGGCTGTTTGAACAAACACACGCAACTGTCATAAATGGGATAGCTAAGCATGACACGTACTCAAAGTATAAAGACAGTGCTTATATGATGCATACCTTAGAATTAAGGGAGAAGTTTGTGCTACCACAATACTACAAACCATTAAAGCAGAGGGTGTTAGAGTGTGTTAGCCTGGAGAAATTAGAGAAACTTAAAGAGCAGATTAGATGCAATTATTACTAATAGTGCAAAGTGAAAATAGTAAAAATAAGTTTGCACATAAGTTTGCACAAAAAATAGTATTGATTATCAGATACTTAAGGGCAAAAGTGCAAAGTTTTGATAAAAAGCCCCTACCCTATATATAATGTACTACCACTTGAAAAAAAAAAAAGTAAAAAAAAAGTCAAACTTTGCACAAAGCCACGCCAGTACTAGGGGAAGGTGTGCAAAGTGGGGTGCAAAGTTGATTGTTAATAAAAAAAGATTGCACATTTTGTATCAGTATTGAATTAATTAATATATTTGTCAAGATAATCACCCTGATTAACAAAACATTTTGAGAGTATAAACCCCTGCCATCTTATCATAGGGTGATTTATCGGCAGGGGCTCTCTTTAATATAGGAAAAATATGAACTTAATTGACTATGCTAATGAGCTCCAAAGTGAAGGACTTAACCCTCTACCACTTAAAGATAATAAAGCCCCAATGCTTGAAGCAGGGCATAAGTTTTTATATGAGCCTATTGATAATATAGAAAGTAGATTTTCTAATGCTCAAAAAATAGGTATAGCCTGTGGATTAGTTAGTGAATTTTACTGTATTGATTTTGATGCTCATAATGATGAGGATATAAGTGAGATATATAATGATTTTGTAGCTGTACCATCTGTAGCTAATATGATTGCCGAAGGTATGCTATCCTGTTACTCTACTGCAGGTGGTGGTTATCATGTTTATTTTAGGTTAAAGGATAAGATTAACGGCCAAGTGTTTGCTAAATACAGCACAGGATCTACAATGGTAGAATTAAGAGGTAATGGGCAGTATGCTGCCTGCTATCCATCTACAGGATATACTAAGGTAAAAGGTGATGAGTACATTAAGCTAAGTTATTTTGAGGATGATATTAATAACCTATTTGATCTAATCAAATCATATAACCAACATCACTCTATTACTTTACCTCACAAAAATACTACAGATAAAAAGTGGGCAGAGACTTGGAAAGATACTACTCCTGATGGAAAATATAACTTAGAAGGTGAGGAAGAGGCTAAGGAGCTGCTTAAGAAAATAGGTTGGCAGTTTTGTAAGAAGAGAGCTGATGGATCAGAGTATTGGACCAGGCCTAACAAAGATATTAAAGATGGCTTCTCAGCTACTTTTGGACATCAAAAGAGTATGTTCTATATCTTTAGTGAAGATGGTAGCTCTATTGAGCCCTTTAATAGCAAACAAAGCTATTCACCATTTAACATCTACACATTAGTTAATCACCAGGGAGATTGGAAAAAAGCTAAGGATGAATTGAAATTAAGGTATAATATGCCTGATGATGACTTTTGGAGTACTACACAGAATGGAGCTTACAATTTGAATAACTTAAGATTTAAGAAGTTTCTAGATAATCATGACTTTTTTAAGAACAGCCCTGAACCTAATGGCACATTTCAGATGATTAAAAAGGAAGGTATATTCTTAAACCAAGTATTTGAGAAGGATGTAAAAGATTACGTATTAGATTACATATTAGATAATAAAAAACCTGAGGGAGTATACAACCTGATGAGTGGCAACCTTAAGTTTTTTAAGAGAGAGTTTTTAGGCATATTGAGCAGCAGAGATATTACCCTGCTAAAAGATACTAAAGATTGTGCATACTTATTTTACACTAATTGCATAGTTAAGGTTACACAAACTGATAAAGAGGTGCTATCTTATGCTGATATGGATCTATCTATATGGAGAGACCAGGTGATAGATAGAGATTTTGTAAAAGTAGATCACCACAAATCAGAATTTCGCAC